TGATTCGATGGCCGCTGCCTTGCTGAGATTCGTCGTGTTGAAATCACGCAGGCGCACGCCCATGCGCCGCAGTTCGTCGTTGTTGGGTTTGCCCATCGCGTTCGATTCGGCCACCACCAGGTAGACGTTGTATCGCTGGCACACCGCGTGGATCCTCGCCCGCTGCGCCGCATAGTCCATCATCGTGAACCGTTCTATGTGCGCCACCTCACGCGTGGTCTGGTCGATGACGGTGAGCACGGTGTAGTCGTTCGACAGCGCCCAGTCGAGGCCGGCTACGTAGGTATGGTCTGTGTTCGGAGAACTGCACGATTTCGCGCGCACTGCGTCAGTGACTGAACGGAACACGCCTCCGCCGTCGTCCACGAATTCGGCAAGCCATTCCTGTCGGAACGTGCGATCGCTCACCGTTTCCCGCGCGCGCTCGAATGCCTCGCGGATCGTCGGCATTGGATTCGCGGATGACGGCGCTTGGAAAGATGCGATGCGTTCCGAGTGCTGACGGCCCTTCAGCCACTCGCGGTAAAACCAGTTGCGTCCTACCGGAGTCGAGATGAGCATCGCGCGTCCGCCACGATCGGCAAGCGTCGGCTGAATTACGTCCGTCCACGATTCCTCGGAGACGCGTGACGCCTCGTCGATGATGACGAGGTCGAACGACATGCCACGCATCGCGTCCGGGTTGTCGGCCGAATACACGAACAGCGATCCGCCAGACGGGAATACGATTTCGCGCTCACTCCTGCGCACGGTGAGCTTGTGAGCCACTGGCGCTACGGCACGCTCCGCAGCGCGCCACAGTGGGCGGCTGTTGCGGTACGTCGGCGCGATCCACGCGACAGTAGCGCCGAGGTCTGCACAGGAGAGAGCGTAGGACGTTGCCATGAATGACTTACCCCACCGGCGTCCCATCGCCACGATTTTGAACTTCGCCGGGTTCGCGATAATGCTCAGCTGATCGGGCCGCAAGGGAGGCAACGGCGGCGCCGTGGTCGAAGACTGTAGGTTTGATTTCGATTGCCTGCCCATCTCGTCCGCTGATCTCCTGCTGCACGCGCTCCACGTATCCGCGCGACTTGCCAAGCGTCTTCAAGGTGAAGCACACGGCCCACGCCTCGCCGTTGATCACCGCGCGCTTCAGCGAGGTCTCGGCAATGTCCGTCATGGATTCCCGCGCTTCCTGCACGACGTCTTCAAGGCCATGCTTCTTGACGAACGAATACAGCGTCTGGCGAGAAATTCCCAGCGCCTGCGCCGTTACGAACATGTTCCCAGACAGTTCTCGGAGTTTTGCTTCAACCTCCTTTTTCTTCAGCTTGTAGGCCATTTTTTACCTGTCCAATCTGTACGCATCGCCGCAATGCGCAAACACTACGGCGATGCTCACAACTACAGCGTGCCAGTTGCCGCGCTTCTCTGCTGACGGCGGCGAGCTTCTGCTACATTAGTTGCAGCCGCACGGCTTGTGAACGTTCGATCAAGCCCGGGCACACGAAAGCGCCCCGGAGAAACCTCACGCACGCCAGAACGCAAAGATCTGGCTACGCTTCCACCAGATCGTCCACCACTGCTTCCACCTCTACCCATCGGAATACCTCCCTTCGATGGCATGCGCCTCCTGCGGCACATGAATCCATCCTTCGGCCTTGCACTTTTCGTGCGTGGCTTTCCCACCACCAACAACAACGAACACCACTGGATTCCCGGCGGCGTATTCTGTTGCCATTGCGTAGTCTAGATCAAGAAGCTCGAACCGCGTGTCGTACCCGCGTGTGGCGTAGTGCTGCCATCCGCGTGGGACGCCCAGCATGTTCAGTTCGCGGAACTGCGGCTCTACGTTGAGATCAACGAATACCGCGATGTCGTATTGCTGGCACCAACGGCTGATCCATCGTTTGCGGTAGATTCCCCAAAGAGCAAAGGCGCGCGGCGTCATATCGCCAGTGCTGACGTTCGGCTCAATGATCGCCTTGCACTGGCTCATTGCGATCTTCTCTGGCGTCTGCCAGATGGTCTCGAAGCGCGCGTCGTCGGTGTAGAAGTGCAACGTGCCGGTGCAGATCGATCCGCGAGCGTATCGTCCCCATCGTTCGCACGGCATTGGCAAGCCGGCGATCTTTGCCTGCGGGAGAAGGGACGGGATTCCCCAGTCGTTGTCCGATGGGAATACCATGTCGAACGCGCTGGACAACGCCATCTCTCCGACAGGTGCTTGCTCCTGTTCGGCTTGCGATGCATCGGCGGCGTTGTCCATGACAAGGCCAACGTCAGCCGCGATGTCTGCCAGCATCTGATTCAGCGCAGGGCTGTCGAACGAGGCGGAGTCCATGAGCGCCTGTAGATTCGCCTTGTCCGCTGCGGCCAGTGCGCTGATTGGATCGAGCGTGAGCAGGATTTTCTGCTCCTCTTCTTCGCTCAACTCCACTTCGACGAACGGCACAGGCGTGTCGTCGCCGAGCTTCAACGCTTCTTCAATGCGCGCATGGCCGTCTACGACGTTGCCCGTCGTCCTGTTCACGATCACAGACTGCACCCAGCCGACGTCACCGAGGATCCCAGTGAGCGCGTCACGCTGCGCCTTCGGATGGATGCGCCAGTTCAAGGGATTGGCCATGAACGAGATCGCAGGCTGTTCGCCGTGCCCAATGATGCGATTCCGCCACGGTTCGCGCTTGCTCACGATCGTCGCCCCTTCCAGAAGTCTTCGAGCACTCCCGCGAATCGGCGCACGTCGTATCCCTGCCAGTTGGGATGGTAGCCAAACTGGAAGATGCACGCGCCGTTGAGCACGACCGGCCTGCTGCGCCGGTAGTCGAGCCACCACGAGCACCACTTCGCAAATTGGTCGTCGTTGTATCCCGCCCAAGCAAAGCCGCCAGAGCCAGCCTCTACGCCGGTTTCTCCGCAGAAGTGGACTACGCTCTTGCTTGCCCCGCACTGCGCCCAGAACGAGGCATCACGGCCTTCGTACCATTCAGGCGCGATGATTTCAGCCTGTGCGGGAGGAGCGTCGGCGAATCGCTTGCCCTTCGTGTAGAGGTGCCATCCGATGCGGACGCGCCCGGCGTTCTGCTGTGCGAAGGCGTAGTAAGTTTCCTTGAACGTCTGCACGATCGCGGGATTCGTGATGTCAGGCGTGCCGTGCGAGAACTCGCCGATGACGAGCTTGCGAGACGGGTTCTTCGCCCACATCGCGTTACAGAAAGCGCGCTCGTACTCAAAGCGGCGGCGCAGCTCATCGGGAGTTCCGTAGCAAATCCAGTCGCACTCGTTGGCGCACGTCGTCCACATGTTGGACGGGATGTTGGCGAGACCGGCTCCCGCGTGATCGGCAAGCCACGACGGGTCGGGAGCATTCTGAAACCAGAAGCGCGCGGCGATGATGGCATCTGGGTATTGACGCGCCGCGGCTGCTGCGCCCATCAGGTTGTCCATGAACAGCACGCTGCGGCATCCGCGCGCGAGAGCGTCCATGCCCGCATCGCCGTCGTTCAGACACGAGACGCCCAGCAGGTATTTCGCATGCTGCCAGTCTTGCACGGGCGTCGGAGGCTGTGGCTGTGGAGGCGTCGGCGTGTTCACCCATCGCCAGCCGTCGCCGCGTACCCAGCCGTCCCCCACGACGACGGAGCCGGCTGTGACGCTGACCTTGCCCCACGTGTAGCGTTCGGCCGTCGTCGTGCCGATCACGTCGAACAGCTGGCCGGGCTGGAGCCAGTACCCGGTGAGCGTGCCCGACGACGTGCTCGGCGCGGATCGGACGCGGAATCGTTCGGTCGCGGTGATGAGAGCCTTTCCGGAGGTTTGAGTCATAGAATTTTTCAGACGGACTCGATTCGGGATGGTGGACGACCATCGGCGCGCGGCTTGTTCCGCTGCGTCAAGCACGGCCTTCGTCGTGACGATGTTTGCGCCGCGATCGCCGCGATAGAGAGGGTCGTGATAGACGGTGTCGGAGAGGCGAACGATCCAATGCGCGAAATCGCCGTTCACCTGGTAGCGTCTCGGGAGCATGCGATAGTCCACCAGCGAGATGCAGGGGAATGGTGCCGACGTGTCTGCGACAAGGTCAATGCCGAGATACTCGCCCATGCGCACGAGGTCGCGCGCCGTGGTGCCGTCTTGCGCAGCGTCGAACCGCTTCGACAAGTCATTCACGGTCGCGGCCGTGGCCAGCGCTGGGTTGACGCTGCCAGTGAGCATCGCCACGCATGCAGGCCCGCAGTCGTTGCCACGCGGTGCGTTGTCGAGCTGGTTGACGTATGGGATATCATTCATTCGGTTCGAAAACTGACCGTATGGCATGCGCCACTTGTGGCTAGAACCTACCGCCCCATCGTGGGCGGATTTTTTGTAGGGATTGTGATTCCAGCTTCAAGCGCGGCCTCAATCCACAGGCGCATAGCGTCCTCGATCATCGGGCCGACTTCCTCGAAGGTGTCGGCTTCCGTCATGCATCCCGGAAGTTCTCGCACGCGCGCGAACCACACGGGCGCATCCCCG